AAGTAGATATAGTCCTCTCCTTTCATTATTATAAGGCGATTTAAGGCACTTAAAGTGTTCTTGCCTACCTTCCCATCCACTGCAATGCTAAAACCCTCTGACACGATAAATTTCTGCAACTGCTTGGCTGCACCATATACGCCTGACCCCCAAGCAAAATCTGCCCAAAACTCAGCGATGAGGTCACTCTCAATATCATCTGCCTTGATGCCGTCCCAGTATAGTTTGTAAATTGTTTTCCAATCATCGTGACTCATCTCATAGAATCTCTTGATTGCTTCAGGTGAATCCCCAAATTGAGCCTTGAAAGTTTTCCAAGTGATTCCAGCCATAGTATGATTGCCTGAACCATCAGGTACACAGTCAGATGATGCGCTGTCGTTTGGATGCTTTGATAGACCACCTTCCCAGCGCAAGATGTAGTCCAGATTAGCATTGTTTATGTTACCCATTTGATTGTATTGTTTCGACCAATTTGTTGACGTACCATTGAGCCTTAAGCAAGTCCTCTGTCCCATTTTTGCGCTCATAACGCCAAATGTATTTAATAATATTACCTTTAAGATATCCACTAAACTCATCAGCAGTCATATAATCTTTTATGACTTCAATAGTTTCTCTATTACCTTGCTTGTAATGGTTAGGGTGATTTACAGGATCATCATGTTCGATAATATAATTATCTTCTGACTCAAGAATATATTTATTTCCATTATAAATAATTTCTTTTTTAACGTCTGCCATATTCTCTCCTAATAGTTTTAATATCAGTAGTCTCTATATTATAATTACCATCTTTAACTTCTCTTTTAATTACTAATCCACTCCACCATAGATGCTGAGTGTCTCTAGCAAAATGTTCTGGATGACTTAAATAACATCCTGCAGATAGCCCATGAATCTTTTTACCATTAGGTAAAGTAGATATAGCATAATCTAATAAGTGACTATGGCCTACTGTAGCAGAAACTTTGTGTTTTGTCAAGAGAGTTCTACCAATATTTTCACCAGATATAGCTGACCCCATAATACCAGATGGGAAGTGATGTGCATAATAAATACCATCAACAACTTTAAACTGTTTATAAGGTATCTCTTGCCAACCATATTTCTTAAATTGTAAATCAGATATTTTCATAGTGCCATCTAACTCTGGATTTTCTTCTACAAATCTATCTATTCTATCCTCATGATTACCATGTAACATTATCTTTTTAGGTTTATGTTTTCCCAAACCTTTGTTAAACAAATGCAATGCTTCATGCGAATGCTCCATATCTTTCTGGTATCTTCTACCTTCAAAAGATTTCTTTCCTCTGTCATATGTAGACAAAGAATCCATACTACAAAAGTCACCCATGCATATTACATGTGTCGCTTTTATATCTGCGGCTAGTCTACCTGCCCACAGAAATCTATCATTGCTTGCTTTGGGTGTGCAATGTGGATCACCCATTACTAAATGTGTTGCCATTAGTTTAACTCCTTTTCACGTTTGGCTTTTAACCATTCTATAAAATCAATAACATTATCTTCTTCGTCAAACTCTGCTACTGCATTCATGCTTAGGTTAGGTTTTTCAGGGTTTTTTTTATCTGCAGCAAATCCCTTTAATCCATAAACAAAAACAGATTGTGGATCTTGGGTTGCCATTTTTATCATGCCTCTAGCTATAGTAGAACATAATTCGTATTGCTCAGTTGTCATTTGAGATTTACTATCCATAGTAATACCACATGTAAATCCTTTCTCCCATGGGGAGATAAGAACTTTTATGCAGTTCTTAAACGTATCTTGTTTCTTAGTCATACCAATACCTTTTTACGTTATCGTCATTATACTCTAATACTTTATGCTCGAATCCTCTCTTCATACTTTTCTTACCAAAGTACTCTGCTTTTTTCTCATCATCAAACACTGTATTATTAAACAACCTGTACTCATTATCTTTTTTATTCTTAAACACTACAAAATATAAATGCATACTAACACAAAGAGTAAGTAGAGAATAGACCCCTAAAACTACTCTCCATTACTCTCTGCGTCATCCTTTTTGGGATTGGTCACAGAAGTGTACCATACCCATTTAGGATTCTTTCCCTTGGATTGCTGTTGTGGTAAGTGTTGCAATCCATCTCCCCAACATGGCACTTTGTATGGACAAAATGAACATACAGTGCCTAGCGTTCTGTTGCCTGTTGGTTTACCTCTGAAAGTTTCGGCTATGTCATCGAAACATTTCTGGAATTCTGTTTTATTTTTTAATGCAGTATAATTATCTGTTGCAACTTTAATGTATTTATTCTTATAATCATCTTGGAACTCTGGTGCTTCACATACAGTCCACTCACCTGTAGACTTATTGATAGCTATCCAACCACCGAAAGGCTTTCTCATACCTTCTGCGTAAAGAAAACCTTGCGATGCATAACCAAAGGAATCATTATTAACTACTTCATTAAAGCCCCCCTTCTCACCAAATTTATGTTCAAAGGAATACGGTGACGCACTCTTAATATCCCAAATTTTGTTATCAATCTCAACATCCAATCTTCCAGACATAGAGTCTTCTTTAAATTTATACTTAACTTCTTTTTGTTCACTATCAATTTTAACTCCTGCAGATTTTAAAACAAATATAGCTAGTGCCTCTATCAAATCTCCAAATGTATTTCTCATTTTATTATTATAAGGTTGTCCATCACCTTTAATACCTTTTGCTTCCATTTGTAGTTGACAGAGTGGCCTACCTATATTCGACATTCTAGGTTCAAAACTATCCCTACGCTTTTCTGAGAACTGTCTACGCAAGGCACTTTTACATGCCTCGCCAAACTCCTCAACTAGATCCTCAGAAATAGCGACAGGATTGCTAGATACCTTATCAAGATATATTTTTACTTTATCTAATATTGTATTCATTAAGATGTCAATACTTCCTCTGGAAGTGGATCGTCCATCTCCTCAACAATTTTAGCGTCTTCACCATCTTGATCATTTGGTTTCTTAACTCTAGAATTTTTATAAGCTGCAAGTACTTCATCGTTTTCTTTTTTCACAGCCTGCTGAAACACAGTTAAAGTTTCATTATCTTCTTGTGTAAACTGTAACTCAGTACCAGATTTGGTATCAAGAACAGGAACATAAAAAGTATTACCACCTTTTTTCTGTCTCTCAGTATCAATAGATAACACTTGTTTAAGCATAACCTTACCACTATCTTTTAGTCTTTTGATAGCATTACTTACAGGTAAGAATGCTGTACCAGATACTCTGTACAACGTAGGTAGATTTTCTACCTTGTGCTTTTCACCATTGGCTAACACACCATCAAAACTAACTACACCATACACTAGTCTATAGCATCTGATAGTTCTCTGTATCATTTGCTGATCTGGTGTAAGTGAGTCTCTGTCTTTGTATGGGACTTTACCACAATTAACTCCACCTAACATATCAATTGCTTCATCTTTGTGTGATGAAAATATAACTGATCTGTTAACATATTCACCCTTATCAGTATCGTAGTGCATGTATTGCATACCACTAATAAATGGTCTGAAGTTAACTGGTTTACCATAAGCAACTTTACCTACAGTAGTATCAAACACAGAAAAATAACCTACTGGTATTTGATTACCATCGTCATCTTCTGGGCTTCTATTAATAGATAATCTAGGAATGCCATCACTACTAGATGTACCATCGTCTTGACCTATGGCTTTCATTATTTGCTCATCGGTCATTTGGTTTATATTTATAAGTTCATTGTCTGACATTGAACACCTCCTTGTAAAAATTAATGTATATCATATTTTATAGTAAATGTCAAGTACTATTTTTTATTTTTTTTCTTGTATGGTGGGTATACCAAATCGCATACCCAAAAGAAAATAACTACTGCTAAACAGGCAGATAAAAATATATCTAACATAAGCGTGTCTCCTCATCGGTTTGTATTACTTTGAATCCATCATACTCAGCATATTGCTTCCATGATGAATAATCTTCATGATCTTTATTTAAATAAAGAGTATCATAAGTTCCTTCGTAACTATTTACAAAGGCTTGATACTCATCGTAGACAGTAATGTCTGAATCATCATATTCATCTAAAGTTTCTAATGCCTCAATCATATTAGTTCTCCAAGTTATAGGCTTTTGATTGTTCAAATAAAAAGTATTCGTATCCGTCATGCTCTTTATTTTCAGTCATCAACTCTGCGTATGCATCTGCACTACGCTTGTTGTTAAACTGTTTTTCAAATATAAATTTATTTGAGTGATCAAACTTACCCATGATTACATATTTTGTAGTTTTATCTTCAGTATTATTTAAACTCATATGGTTATTACCTCCTTCATATCTA